TCTGGTTCTACACCTGCCATATAACATACATCATCTCTATCAGTAGCAGTAACTCCATATCCAGAAAGTAACCATGATTTTGCCCTGTCTCTCATTAAAACATTATAAAAATTTTCTCCATCATATTCTGGTTTCGTGGCATCTAGTAGTTGTTGTAAGATTACACATAACCATAATACCTTCTCTGGACTATGCGATTCATGAACCCCTTCATCTAGTACACTGGCGAATGATTCATTGCGTCCCATCTCTTAACCATTTTACTTTAGTTATAATTCCTAAAGGTCCGTTGCAAGATAATTTCGTTCTTTTACCACTTGTTCTTGAGTTGTCTTTATAAAATCCATCTCTACTTGTCAGTGCTAAACTCATTACATTTCCTTTATTATAACCATTTTTATTTGCCCATGATCCTAGACAATCAACAACCATTCGTTTACCATCAAGATACAATTCTGCTTTACCTTTATAATCGTAATGTTTTTCACCTTGCATCCAAGTGTTTGGTACTCCTAATTTAGCTTCACCTATCTTTCTTTTATGTTCTTCTGATTTAGGTACACCTTTATTTGCTTCACTTAGCTTTCTTAAATACTCAGGATCTTTATAACTCTCAATAGGTCTAAAAAATTTACCACCAACATATGAATTATAATAAGCAGGTTCATCACTATCTTCCATAGTAGCAGTAAGTACATTCCATTTCATTTGATAGTATGCTTCATAGTATCTTAAACTTCTTTTGTTTTTATATTCTGCTATGACTTCAAATGTAAAATGTTTCTTACCTATCTTTTTTATATCAGCTTTAAGATATTTAGATGAACTCATATATGTTTCCCATTTATAAGGTCGTTTCTTTTTACCCATAAAATATTGTTTACAACCTACATATGCTTTACCTGTTTTAGTATTTGTTATGATATAAACAAAACCAAACTTATCAAGGTTAGATACAAAAGGTTCACCTGTGTCCCAACAAATCCAATGACTAGTGAATTGTTTCATTATATAATACCTCTCTTAACTTTTTATCAGTAGATATTTGTCTTATATGATCTGGATTCAAACATAAAGTATTACCACATTCATAATATAAACCTAAACTTTTTTGTTCTTGTTTAATTTTTTCTATATCTTTATCTAATTGTTTTCTTATATCATAATATTTATAATGAGGTGTTTTTTTTAGTAAAGTATTCATAAATTTTTTTGCTTTTTCTTTTGATGAATGATAACTATACTCTATACTATCTGGAAATATAACACTACTAAAGTTATATAAAAGTTTAGGCATCTTTCCTTTCATCTCTTTTTTACTTTTCCATGTATGTAATATACCTATATAAGGATCATTAGGACAAAGGTAATTCCTAGGTGGCATATTTTTTACTTTTGGTCTATTAGGATACGTTGTAAAATATGAGTATAAAATTCAGCACCACTGGCATAAATAAACTTACGTAATCCTGTTCCATTGTTCTTATCTTTCCAACATTCTCTTTTAAAATCACAGAACTTACAACCAATAGATAACTTCTTATTACCATTACGTTCTATTATTTCTTGATAGCATCTTTCTGGTGGATCATCATTTTTAAGTAATGATTTTAATTTCTTTATTCTTTTCTGAGGATCAGCCTCAGTTAAATCTGTTTTAAGTAATGTCATAAATCCATTACTCTTATCAACAACAAGAAAATATCCTGTATCTTTTCCTAATGCGTGACCATAAGAGGAGAGTTGATAGATATAGCCAAAGGGATCATCAGACTCTAACGAACCATCACAGAATTTTCTGAAAGAATAAGGAGATGCTGACTTCACATCTACTAATTCTCCATCTATCATGGCATCAATATGTCCTTTAATATCTGATACCTTAACTTCTTCTTGACACTTATCTACCTTATGTCCTGCTTCTCTTGTTAGAAATAAAGTAAGTTCCTCTATTATATGACCTAACAAAAACTTGATTTTAGTTGCAGAGGTAAGAGGTTCTTTCTCATATCCTTTATAATCGTACCAAAGCTGTCTATCTTTACGACCTATACTGGATAAACGCATCTTACCACTGTTATCTTTTTCTTCAGATAAAACTTTCAGAACTGATTCTTTAATCCCATCCAACAACAAGGAAAGATTAGTCTCTGATGGAGCTTTAACTGTGTCAAGCCTATCTTTAATGTCCTCTAACAGAGAACTAATCTTCCTTTCACTCATCAGAAGGGAGCTTTTTCTTCAGAGCTTGCACCATTACTCATAGTGCTTTCAGCAACATAGCCATCAACCTCATCAAAGTCATCCGATCTTTCGTATGGCACGAGGTCAACAACTTGAACAGCATCCAGATAGAATTTATTCTTACCTTTCATAGTTGGTACATTCTTAACTTCATCAACTCTAAAAGAAACTCTAACCTCAGAACCATTTCCAATCATAGTTCCACCAATGTTGTTCCTTTTAGCATCAACAAGTCTGGGTTTAGGGAGAGGTTCGCCATTCCTGTTGAATGCATTCTTCTTGAACGTGAAAAAATCTCCACGATCATCATCTCTATTCTTGATAGTTGCAGAAGGTTTCATAGAATTAATTAATTCCTTACTCTTCTTGTCTATCGTAACGTCAATCGTCCACTCCTTATCAGTAGGAGCAGTCGTCTTGTACTTCTGAGCAGGTCTCTCAAGCTTTGCCCAGTAAGCTTTACCACTAATTATTGGCATATCCGATCCTTTCAGTGTTAGTTATCATCACTTATAACGACATTATATCGCCTTTGTACTACGTTGTCAACTCTTTTATTCTTATTCGAGCATCTCTCAACATAATTTCTAAATCTCGTACATTATTTCTGAGTATATCAATGGTTATTTCGAACTCTTGTAACTTATCTTTTAAGCTATCTCTTTCTTTTATAAATTCTTGTACGTGTCTTGGTACTACATAATCCATTAGTGAGTCTCCATCCAGTTAGTTCCTATTTTATATTCGCCTGTGAGAGGACAGTTCATCTTGAAGTGATCTCCTGCTTTCATTATAGCAGTAACACCAAACTTTCCTACAACATCTCCATCATTCTCATCACACTCTACCTGCCATTCATCATGAATGTTAGCAACAATTTTTACATCATCTGATAACCAGTTATCAAACAATACCAAAGCTTTCTTCATGACGATTGCACCCCCACCTTGCAACTTAGTATTCAATGCTGAATGAGAAGAACGAATTAATAATTTACGATTATCTAATCCTCTTACCCATCCTTGTCCTGCTTCATTCAATACTCTCTCACGTAAAGCTCCAAGTGCAGGTGTCTTATTAAGAAAATTCTCAATCAATTTTTTACCTTCTTTACTACCACGTCCTATAATTGCTCCAATCTTCTTTGCACCTGCTCCATAGAGTAAGGCATAGATAAAGGTTTTCGCTTGATCCCTTGTCTGTAGCCCTGCATTCTTTTGATTGACAGTATGAATATCACCTTCAAGTACTTCTTTTATATAAGATTTATCATTCATATAGTGAGCAAGCATTCTTAATTCCAATCCACTTGCATCTATACCTACCAATACTCTACCTTCTGGTACAGTCCAACACGTTCTACATTCAGAACCATAAGGAGAATAAGATGCAGGAACTTGAGCCATGTTTGGTTTGGCATGAGCCATACGACCTGTGATGGTACGTAATGTCAGCACTTGACCATGTACTCTATCATCAGGAGAATGATCCAATGCTTCTAACCATGAATTTAATTGAGCAATTCTTTTTTGTAACATTAAGTATTCAGAAATAAGTTTAGCTTCTGGCATATCTATTGTACGTAGTACCCTCTCATCTACTATAATACTTCCTTTATCAGTGGTATGTTTAGGTTTCCACCCCTTCTCTTGTAACCTTTCAGCTATTTGTTTACGTGACCCAACATTAAACTCTTCCATCTCTACTTTTGTTTTAGTTATTAATTTTGTTTCAATTCTTTTAGGTGGAAAAGTTTTTTGTAATTCAGTTCTTATTTCTATTAATCGCTTATCTAATTTAGAAACTAGATCCATAGTATAAAGTTGGTTAAGATAAAATCCATGCTGTTCTTGTTTAGTTGTTATCCTTCTTACATCATGTTCTAATTGTATACACTCTAAAGAAAAGCCTCTTAACTCTTCACGTAAACGTAGATATACTTTTTGTGTAAGAGTTACATCCAGTTTACAATATTTTAACATCTCTTTACTATAGATACTCCAATCAGAATGCTTACCTTTAGGACATTTTAATGCCCATCCCCATGCATCTAATGAATGCCCTTGTTCACGTATAGGATTAGCAATTTGACCTAAGATCATGGTATCAAACAGTTTTTTATGAGGTAAATTAGCATTCCATAATCTCCTTAATATGGGAGCATCAAATGCTAATATATTATGTCCAATAATCTTATCATAATTCTTTTCTTCCATGAAGGAATTGAAAGGATCAGGTTCTGTGAAGACATGAAATTCAAATGAATCTATTTCTTGACAGACCACACACCAAATTGTATCTGGTGTTAAACTATTTGTTTCGATATCAAGTATGACTTGGGTCATAATGCTACCTCCTCAAAATCTTCTACCTCCTCCATATCTGGAAATATTTCTGATAACCTTCCTGTATCTCTGTCATAGTGAAGATAAGAACTTGGACCTGTGAGTCCAGAAAATCTATTCTTTAGAACACGTATCAAAGTTACGTTCCTTTTATATGGATCATCATCTTGTCCATTTCTTTCAAGTCCTATTACCATATTAGAGAGCTGACCTATACCTGCTGTACCTCTGAGTTCTGATAGAGAAGTTTGCCCACCCTCTTCATGTGGTTTACCTGTAGGTCGTTTACTGTGACTGACCATGCCGAGCCATATATCTAGTTCAATCGTTAAAGTTTTTAACTTGGTAGCAATCTCATCCAAAGCTTTTCTTTCATCACCTTGTTGTTGATCACTAACAAGTATAGAGATATGATCCAATAAGATATACTTACAGTCACATCCAAGAGCAAGATACCTGATCGTATTAACAATGGTATCAACATCATTAGAACCAAAGCTATCAAAGAAAAAGTATCTATTCTTTCCTAGTGTATCTCTGTATGCATTATCCCATTCATCATCACTAATCTCTACTGTGGGAATATGAATAGGTTTGTTGGCAGAGATAGACATCACACCTCTGGCTGAATCATCAAGTGTATCTTCCAAGAAGATCATTCCAATATTATCTTCAGTCGTTTTCTGAATATGATAAGCAAGTTCACGTAGCACCTGTGTCTTACCCATTCCAGATCCTGCAGTAATTGTCCACATCTCACCACGTCTGATACCATAAGTTAAATCTTGTAAGGCATCCCAAGGTAGAGGAAGACAAATAGGTTTCTTCTTATTCTTTAATTGTTGGTATAAAGAATTACCTGCTACGATACCTGCAGGTGTGTACTTCTCTGCAGAAAACCAAATGTTTTTAAACTCTCGATCCTTTCCTTCTATGAGATAGTCACACGCATCTTTAAATCCATTGTCAAGTTTCATTATCTTTGCTTTGTTAGGAAACAACTCAGCTACCTGCTGACTAGCTTGCTGTCCTGCTTCATCATTATCAAAACAGATAGCTATCTCATTGAAAGAATCCAAGTAAGTATAACATTGCTTGCAAGTTTTATATGCTGATGAAGCACTATGAACAGACACAGCAGGATACCTAGAACCTAAGAGTTGATAACAGGCAAGAGCATCAAGCTCTCCTTCAGTAATAGTAATTCCTTTAGAAGAATTTTTAGGAAACAGTTGTTGTCCAAACAAGGTAGCTGATTTCTTAATGCCTTCCCAAGTAAAATCTTTTCCTGCCTTGCGTACCTTGTTAGCTACGTGCTTGCCATCCACATCATGGTAAGGATAATAATGAGCAACATCTTTGGTGATGCTTACATTATATTTCTTACAGGTTGTGGCTAATATTTTTCTATCATCAATGGCTTGGTTACCATCTGTACCAAAAGACAATTCAGAATTATAATTATTACTTTCATTTTCATTTTCTACTACATTATCAAACATATCTGTTAGCTCCTCTGCTTTAAAATATTTTTCACATCCACCTCTGAAGCAGTAACCATGTCCATCTTCATAGATAGTAAAAGCATCTGAAGATTGTCCACAAGGACAAGGTAAATGTATTTTAACTTCTTTATCAATCATTAAAGTTCCTAAAAATATTATAAATTATTATTATTAATTAGTATTTAAAAGATATTATATATATATTTTAAAAGATGTCAAGAAGAATTTTATAATCCTTGAGTACTTAGTATACATAATATTATTAAGAGGGCAAACCAAAAGGCAGGGTGCATGAAGTAATTCATTTTTCATTTTCCTTTTTCAAATTATTATATTTCTTTTTTCTAGTATAGGAAACCTTGCTCCTCACTACACGCTGACGATAGCGAGGATCACGCAAGAATTTTGCTAACAAGTTCCTCTGCTTTATAGTTTTCCTATCCATGGAGTACTCATAGTAATATTAATAATATTGTAAGTAAAGTTATAGTCATGGCATATCCTTTCTTAAAATAAATACATGACTGATACTAAATCTAAATCTAATATCCTTGCCATTGTCATTAAAAATAATATATAAATTAGAATCATTATAACAGATACAAGTATAATGTCAATAAATATTTTTATAATTTTAATCTTCAAACAATCTAGCTACTGTAAGAGATAAGAGAAACATAACTAATCCTATCCCTATTGCTCCAATACAAATAACCTGTGTTCTCTCACTCAATGGGAGTAAGCCTAGTCCAAACAATCCATGCAAGACTATAGCCAAGCCACCATATTGTAAAACTTTATATATCCACATAGCTTAACAGTATAATTAAATAGATTAATCCAATAAGTTCTAACATTTTTACCACCTTTTACCAATTTGGTAATTAATTGACATAAAGATGCTTGATGTTCTTTAGGATGTGAGCAATAACATCTATTGTCCACCCATTACCAATCATCTTATATCGTTGTGAGTTACTGACACCTTCAGTATAATTATCCCTGATAGTTTGTAGTCGTTCACATTCAAGAGGTGTTAGCTTTCGCCATGAACGTTTATGTTCTCCAAAGGCATCAGGGTATCTGCCTTTAGGTAATGGAGAAACTATTGCATCTTTAGTTATGGTAGATAGGGAACGAGATTTCTGTTTACCATTTACTTCAAGGCATTGTGTTAGTGGTAACTCTAATTGATAATCTTTTCTTATATTATTCTCATCAATTCTTCTACCTGTTACTGCACCTGCACTACAATATACTTTAGGTTCTCTGTTCCCACCATTCATAGAGTTTAATGCAGGAGCTTTACCCTCTTTAGAGTAAACTCTTTTAATAATATCATGACCATTAATATCTGCTTGCCCTACCTGTAAGCAATCAAATACTAATTGCCTTCTAGATTTCTCAAAGTACATCTTTAAGTTTCCACCTTTCCAATAGTTTGCATCTAGACAGTAAGACTTCTCTCTGTCCACACACCCACATTCAAGTACATCTTTTAATTGCATACCTTTATCTTCAGGTTGTGTTACATTAGGAATGTTAGTCCAATACAATCTCTTCCTATGTTGTGCTGATACCAATGCACTATTAATTTGTATTGGTTTAACACCTAGATGTTCAGAAATTATATCTACATATTCCTGTTTCATCTTTACATTTTCTAATAGAAAGAATTTAGGTTTAACTTGCTTTAATACTTCTACAAATCTAAAGAATAATTGTCCTCTTGGATCATCAAATGCTAATCCTTTTCCTGCATAAGAGAATGACTGACAAGGTGATCCACCTAGTAGCAGGTCAACACCTTGCCATGCACTCGTTGTGAAGTCTGTCTCATTCACATCTCCATGTTGTATAGTGTAGGGATAATTCTTTTCTGTTACTGCCATGGCATACTTATCTATCTCACACGCATGATAGCTATGTATAGGTATGCCTACTCTTTCCAATGCCTGTTGTCCACAGGACATCCCATCAAATAAAGATAATACATTCATGATGTATAACTCTTATTCCTTATCATCTTCCCTCCATGCATTCTCCTCATATATATCCCATACTAATTCACACTTATCATTTTGTATTTCGTCTACAAGTTTTTGTTTTGCTATTTCTCTTGCTTTTTTTGTAAGTTTTGTAAACCCTTTTATATGAACTCCAGAATTTACATAAACATCAATGCCCTTTGCCATTTTTATTCTCCTTTAAATATTTATCTATTTGTTTTTTCATCCTGCAAGATGATTACCTTCTATTGTTTTTAAAACAGTATCACTTTCTATTTCTTCTATGAGGTTATTAAATTTGTTTTCATAAAAAGATAATCTATGTTGTATGTTATCCATCTTCATTCTCCTTATAAAAAACTTTATTACAATATGGACATATAGCACTACCTTTTTTTTCATCTACTGCTAAATAGATTTTAGGGTGTGTGTCCTCTCCGTCACATGATATTTTATATGGAGTATAAGTTTGAGCAAAAATATCTCTATGTGATGTAATCATTTTCAATCTCCTCTGTTTTTCTTAATTTATCTAGCAATTCCCTTATTTTTTTATATGCTATGTGTAATTGAGTATCCAAGTCTTGTGTATTTTTTTTATATATCTCTTGAGAAAATAAAAAAACCATCAAATCTTGTGTATTTTTTTTAAGTCTTTCTTCTTTGCTCTTCATCTTCATTCTCCTTTCTAATCTCTATGTCCAATCATTTCAACATCTTTACCCATCATAACACGACAACCTATAGGCATCTCATCACACTCTGGGTAAGCAGGACAACCTAGATGTGGGTCAATCCATTCTTTCTTTTTCTTTTTTGGTTTTCCTTTTAATCTTCTGATAACACCTGTATCTTTATCATATCTATCAAAAAAATGAGTATCTTCATCTATGTAAACCATGTCAACGTATATACATACCCTACTATCTTTATAAACAATATCTTTCCAATAATTCATATATTTTCTTGCTTTTTTTTCTGATATAAACACCATACTATAAGTTTGATTTGTTTCCTGCGTACAATAATCTACCTTTCCAGTTTGAGTACAAATATTTTTTATTTTATATCCTATCATCTTCAATCATCCAATCATCTACTTCCTTTATAAAATCTATTCGTTCATCATCTATACCAATAGGCATATTATCCTTGAGTTCTCTACCTCTATAATATATA